AGCTCGGCCTAGATTTTATGATAACCATTCGGGACTTTTGCCCGAAGCAAACTAGCTTAACGCTGCTAGAGCGGATTTTACGTCTGGTCTGACGGGTCTGGTGGTAAACAACAACTTAAAAGTTAGGGTTAATATTAGTCGTTCCAACTGAACCGACGTATGAAAGCCAATTAACAAAATAAACTGTTACAGTAGCCGTGACTCCCCAAGAAATAGCTCCTGTTATCGAACACGTGAATGCAGTCTCTGCATTGGGATAGAGCGTCCATGTAGTGTCGTTATAGACAGCATACAATGTCGTTCCATCCACAATTGTCAAAGGAGCATAACCAGCATTTTCGTTAACTCGGAACTGACTAGGGGTAACATTAGTCCAGGTTGCTGAATTAGTTAAATCGATAATCACCTTATACACGTCCCCATTAGCTAATCCCGTTGGATTACTCGCGGCAGCCCCTGTTATATCATTGCCTCCAGTGAACACCTGGATTGCTGTACCAGCAACCACGCCACTAGTGGTCAATCTAAAACAAGATGCCTTCCACAAGATCTTCGGCATTGGGAAACTCAGATAACGCGGTGAAATTTGCATTTCCTGAAACGCAATCTGGTAATCAAAAATAACGTAACCTGGCGAGTCTGTAGTTGACGTTTTCGACAACAAGAACAGCTCACCCTCGGCGTAATCTTCGATTCCTGAGTGCATTCCATAATCCGTGCTTTTCCAAGTGCCTTTGAGATTCAACTTAGTTGAATGGTTAGTCCACTGCGGTCCCATTACGGTGTTACCATCCGACAAAACCATCGGAAGGAGATTAGGAGACGTCTGACTCAAGAACACGGATTCCCGATTCTTTGAGTAATAAAACAAAACATCTCCATTAGACGTAGTGGGCGAGGAAGTAATATAGGTAGCCACAGCTCCCACAAACTTAAACTTCCCGTACATTCTCATATAACTCGAAATAACTGAGTCTGAGAACGCCGCAGGGGTCAGAGGTGCACCACCACAAAGAGTCCAGGTTGTAACACTACCTGTTCCAACAGCAGGAAACATAAATTCCCTTCCGCGGACCACGACTCCATCAGCAGTGCGGATAACTTGCGATGCCACACCTTTGATGGAATTACCAATAGCCACAGGTGCTGTGGTTATGGTAGTCATGGGACCCAAACCCTGGTTAAGTGGTTGTTTAATTTTAGCCACTACCATTGTCTTCTTGGGTGCTCTGACTTGTACTTGTTTCTTTTGCGCTTTCTTTTTAGCCATTGTTTATTTTCTCCACCTCCCAACCATTGATAGGTTGGTGAAACACTCGACTGACAATTAATTCCAACAAGTGGTTCATAAACAAGTTTGTCGCTTGGGATCTCTGATCCTCCACTCCCATTAGCAGCTCTGGTGGGCGGTCTAGCCGCATCTACGTTTATACCTTTGTCTCTAATTTTGGGGAGGGTACCTTTTCCCAGAGGTGTTACTTGCTTACTCTCGTTGGGGACATCTAAGTACTCTGGATGAGGATCCAAAGTTTCCATCTTCAAAATGTCCTTGATGTATTCATCTCGGTGAGTCGCATAATCATAAAGATTCAATGCGTTTTCCACTCCACCGTAAATCAATCCACCAAGTGCACCTGGAAGACCCGCTACTTTAAAGCCAGTTGATACAGTGCGAGACAGATTAGATAGCGATCCAACCACGGAATTGCCAAAGGTAACAACAGCTCCTGCCAAAGGTGCTGTGCTACCCCCTATCTGTTTAGCTCTCTCATTGTACAACGAATCCGCGGCCATTAAATGACCGACATCATTACCATAGTACACATAAGCAGTGTCGTGCAGTCTTGATATAGAATCCAAAGCCGACAAGGGCTTTGAATCTCCAAAAGCCACTGACTTTTGAAACTTACCATCTGAAATGTAAGGACCAGTATAATTCTGCCCTAAAACAGCACTAGTACTTACCATCTTCCAATATTCACCAACCTCCAACCCTTCTAAGCGGCCTCGAAAAGATTAGATTTTATTTGCTTTTTCTATATTTTCTATTGTTTTCGGTTTTATTATTTTTACATAGGCCGCTGCGAAGATTCACCGCCTACTCAAGCCCCTGAGCCTCGTCCCTAAGGACTCGCACTTGGGGTAACAGTTTAATGGGAAAATGGCCAGGTTGTTTATCATGCCCATTCTCATAGGCTTGAGTAAATTGCCTAACTACTCTATCATCCCATCTCCACTCACGAATGAGCGAAGATAGATGTTGAGGTAGCTCCTCATCTTTCTGATGCAACAAATGAGTTACACACTTGGATAATCTGGTTGGTTTAAAAATCCAACAATCAGACCCAAAACGCTTAATTTTATATAAGTTGCGGGAGAAAAATTCAGCACCATCTAACGATTCATGCTCAACCAAATCGACCTTGATACCTAAATCTATAGAAGATTGCTTATAGGCTTCAAGATCGATACCATCTAAGGTTTGGATGACATCATCACCTCCGGCACACTCCTTGTTATTGGAGATAGCCTCATCAGGGCAATTAATGTCAACTTTGATCATAGCATCACACACGACCATCGCTATCGAATTAACCAAAATGGTCAGCAACCAACCACTAGGCATTATACCATTGTGAGTTGGCTTAACTATTTCACCATTTGATAACCGAATAACTCTAGTCTTAAACGCTTGGTCAAAGCATAAATCTACATCCTTACTGTACTGTTCACACTCAGCATCTGTCCAAGCGGTAGGGTAAACGATTAAGTTTTTAACGACAGATCGTACTATCTCGACAACTTCCATGTTACACATGTAGTCCCAGTTCTTCTTATCTGACGAATAAACTTTTCCTTTGCCCAACCAATCTTCCAAATGTTGGATGTGTCCAGGCTTTTCCGGCGTCCAGAAATATTTAACAGGCGTATCTTTCCAATTATCATCAGCTGCATCTAGCAACGATTCGAAAACCGCTGCATTCTGAACCAGTTTGTGATTTGGAAATCCCATCACCACCCTAGGCATTTTAGAACTTATCTTAGCTTGCTTAGTGGCTTCCATCTTAATCTGCACTTTCAATTCTATAGGGTCATCCCACCTTCTTTTGACTTCAACTTCAAACTCGGGTATGTTTTCCAAAACATCCCGAGTGAGCGGCCATCGGTTGGTTGATGCCCATGGATGTCCAGCACTTTTATTCTCTTTCAATCTTGAACTATTAACAATAGTCTTCAGATGTTCTAGAGACGAATAAGAATTATGTGGTTTATACTTGAGGGATTGAAGTTTGTCCGTTACAATCCTAATAACTTTCTTCTTCTGTTCTGACGTCAAGGTTCTCTTAATGGATTCAACTCGCTCATGATACAGATTCAGATGTTTCAAGACTGAAGTTCGTTCATTCTCCCAATTTGCCGTGGGGTAAACGAAAGCGCTTTTATCATATCCCAATTCCTCCAACGTCTCAATATCAACCAATTCTTTGGCCATATGGACTGTCTTGGATCTCATCGGGACATTAACAGCCTCTTTTCTGTCCACCACACTGTAAGCCGGAGAAGCAGATTCATTCATCGAATCGTCAGGTTCTGACCCGTCATCATCGTAATCAGCCCAACGTTTACCCTTAGTCTTTGGGAATAAAAATTCCTGTGCAGACTTAGGGGCAAATCCGATACGACCATCAGATTTAGTGCGATAAATGATATCATCGTCTATATCATACATGGTCTCAGTTTCCACTTCACGACCCTCAATTCTGTTAATTCCGTAAACTCCCTCGAATAAATCATCAGGACGAGACTCATTCGTGAAACCTACGGCTTCTTCCTGGGATCTGCGGATTAGATACACAAGGACTTCAGCTCTAACAGCTATATTTTCCTTGTTCTCATTCCGCACATGAATTCCAATTACTGAATTCCCACAAAACAACGGAGATCCCGAAAATCCAGGGGACGTTGATGCAGTATGAGCTAGTTCATGCATCACACGCGATTTACGCGTTGAGCCAACTGCTGTTACCAACAACTCATCAATGTAACCCACTGAATTTACAGTCAGTCCATAAGCACTGCGAGTTTTCAGTGAACTCTTTTGAATGGACAACCCAGACCAATCTATTTTCATAGCGAACAGGTCTACAGTTGCCATCTTAATCACGTTGGTTTCACAGGAAAAACACCCGGAATCCATCTTGATACACTTGCGTTGATTTATAAACCAGTTGCCTTTGCGGTTTTGTATCATGTCAGTAAGATACACTTTGTACCTACCCGCTTCTACCGCTTCAGCTACGTGTCTAGCCGTCACAAGATAATCATCATAGCGCCAAAAGACGCCATGAATACGCAATTCTGATTTCTCACCAGCCACCATAATAGCTCCAACTTGGCGCTTCTTACTCGGAAAATATTGGGAATCTGGAAATGCCATCTCCAACACATGAGTGTTGAGTGTCAATCCTTTAGACTTAACCACTCTATTATCTAAGATAAATCTACGCCTACGTCTGAACCATATGATAGCAGCCCACATGCACATGCCAAAAAACACGTGAACTTGAGCTCTGCGATCTACATCCAAAGTGGAATAGGCATCTGCCACTTGGATACAGTACAACCCTATACCCGCTATGATAGATGCCACCCACACCAGGGAGATAAACAAGCACTTCAAAAAGAAGCTACCAAAGTACGCCAATATCTTAACGTAAGGACCCATGGCTGGATAAGCATGATTAAATAACCAATCAGAGGCTATTTCCAACCATGTTTCCGCTTGTGTCTCATAAAGCACCAGCTCAAAAGTCTGAGCTGAAGCCCCCGGTAGAGATTGATTTATCCAAAGAATAAGTGATAAAATTACCAAATTCTTTCGATAAATCATAGTAGACAAGAATTTCCAAACGCTGTACTTGTCATACAGCAACCCAAGAGTCACATAATGGGAGAGAGTAGATCCTGGAATCTTCTCTAACAGTGAAACTGG